TTTTTAAGTCGAACAAAGAATTTGCTAGAGGTGCTCGAAATATAGCTGCAGAAAAAACGCTTTCATATCCAACAGCTGCTGCTTTCGTAACTGCTACTCCTGAGCCTGACGTTGGTACGATTGCAGAAATAGGAAGTCAGCTTAAAAAAGAAGCAAACCTTGGTGATGCTGGAATTACTAGAGGCAAGATAGCGGCTTTCTTCTATAAAGTTGCAGGTAGTGCTGATAGCCATTCAGCTCGTGTAGGGTCAAATGCAATATTTAAAAGCGTAGAATATATTGGGGGAAATCACGCAAATTGGTTGCATTTACGTTGGACATTGCGGAAAATAAACGCTGTAGATTACAGCAGTGAGTCGACTGCTTGGAGATTTATTAGTGTTAAGGTTATTGGCAGCGGCGGAGGTTTTAGTGATGGGCAAAAAATTGAAGTTAAAAGAGGCAGCGAAGCAACAAATGTTGTCAGCGGGCAGGCTGATTATTCTACCGATCCTAATTCTGAAAACTACAATCCCTTTGCAGCAAACAATCCCGATGGAACTTTACGTTTTTCGGGAATGCGCTTAAAGATTAATGGAGTCACAAAAGACGTGACTTTAGGCGCAAGATTTCAAGCTTGGATGTATGAAGTTGGTTTTGGCGCGGTAGGCCTCCCAGGCGAAAGCAGAACGATCACAAGAACTTTTACTCAGGGCGATAAAAGCATCAGAGTAAAGCTAACTTCTTCGGTTATAGAATTTCCTGATGTTGAAAGTGCAGGTACAACAGTTGGAAATACATTTGGTTGGTTGGTTCCAAAAGTTACTGAGATTGTTCAAAACGATTCAACATCAAAGACCTGGAACGTAGGCGACACCTTTAGCTCTAGAAGAACTGTAAGCTCTGATAACCCTTTTAAAGCAGGCTATAGCCACGTTGGCGCAACGTATAAAATTACAGACGTAAGCTACGAAAGCACCGAACCAGCAACGTTTGAAGCCGAGTTGTTTTTTGCAGAGCAAACACAAGTTGCAGACATTAGTGCTTACCGTGGCTTTGTTGAAAAATCAAACAACACAAGCCCAGAGCATGAGATTGTCTACATAAATGAAGCGCAAGTAAATGACGATAAGGCCAACATGCTAGATCTTACTATTGCTGGTTTATCTTTAAAGGCAAGTCGTAGTTTTACGGCTCTTGATCAATTGCGTTGTTGGTTGAGCAGCGGGTTACCTGTGGAGCGATTGCATCCAACTCCAAGAAGAGCTTATGGAGATTCAAATGCTATCGGACCAAGCAATTTATTCACTGATCTGGTTTACTTTTTGCTTACAAACCAACGAGCTGGCGCGGGTGGATTGCTTGGGATCAATGGAGAAAATCATTACTTGGTGGAAAAACAAGACCTAGTGAATACATCTAAATTTCTTGAGGCTCAAAAATTATTTTTCAATGGCCCGATTGTGGAGCGGACCAACCTACGTCAATTTATTAGCGAACTTGCACCGTACTTTCTGTGTAATTTTATTATTTCTGATGGCAAATTCTCGTTAAAGCCTGCTGTTCCTACTTTGAGCGGAGGAGAGATTGACACTGGCGCTGTCAACGTCAAGCAAATTTTTACTGGCGGCAACATTCTCGAAGATTCGTACAAGCTGGAATACCTTGGAGCGGAAGAGCGTCGAGCGTTTAAAGCTGTTGTGCGTTACAGGCAAGAGCGCAAAAATAGATTACCAGAAGAGCAAGTTGTTATTGTTAAAGGCACTGATACCACTGGCGATTTTGCTTCTCCTGGGACCGACCTTCTTCCTGAAGAACAGTTTGATTTAACTCAATTTTGCACTTCAAAAGATCATGCTATAAAAGTTGCTAAGTATTTTTTAGCGCTTAGGGCTTACGTTACGCATACAATTAGTTTTTCAACTACAGCTGAAGGCTTAAGCATTGGAGCGGGTTCTTACATCAAGGTTGTAACTGAGGCAAGCCCTTATAGTCCAGCCAACAACGGATCAGTTAGTAGTTCAGGCGTTATTACTAGCGTTGCTGACATGCCAGACGGTTTTTACCTTGTAACCTTTTTCAAAGTAGGCAGTGATGATATTGATACTAAGCGAATGCAAGTAAGCAATGGGGAAGTAGTAGAC